TGGTCAGATTGTAGGCACTCCGTCTTCTGTTTTCAATAAGGGTTTGGGCTTGGCTAATCTTGAGGGCCTCTGCGAATTAAATTCCTCTGATAATGCTATCGTAAGTTCAATGGGGAGTTATGTTAAATTACCGCAACAAAGTGATCTTCAAGATATATTCTACAACACTAAGGGCGCATCTTTTGAAACCTGGATACATGCCCCTAATTTGAGCAGTGTCTCGGATGGATACACGGTTGGTAACGCAGCTACATCAGCACTATACCGTTTGATCTTAGCCAATGAGAATACAGGAATAAATGATAGTAAAACTCCTCAAGCTGATATTAACAACTTAGACAAGGATGAGGGAACAGGCATTGTTAGGGGTTTAGTTTATGGATTCACGATAGACAGGAGGTTTACTCAGAATGAATTACCAAGCAACGCTGCCGCTGATAACCCAGGAAATCAAGCAGTTTTAGTGTTGGCTCCTACTCAATCCTACGACTCATCTAGCGCCGGTTTCATAGCTGACCGTGATACCAATTGTAACAGAACTGCTTGGAGAGGGCTTAAAGTCCCTGTCTTCCAGTCCATTAACGGTAAATCACTTTCAAGCTGTGAGAGTGAGTTCTGCCATTTATCCCTTACGGTTAACCCCTTAGAAGATTCAATTAAGGTATATCTTGACGGCGTCAATATAAGCACTTCTAGCTACCGTAGTGTGTTTGGCACTGCGACAGTTGGGGAGGTATTTAAAACTCCCTCAGTATTCCAAAATAATTCATTCAGATATGACTCGTCTAGTGTAAATGCCGCCTCTGTTGATGCTGCAAAGGCAGGACCTAGACTGGATGCCTTCTTTACTCCTTGGATTCTAGGGGGTGGATATACTGATGGCAACCCCAATGGTAACTTCATGGGTGGGGAATACAACGGAAAGATTAGTGGTTTGCGAGGCTATTTGGGATGCACTCGATTCTATAGTAGACCTCTAGAGGATAGTGAAGTCCTAAATAATTACAATGCTACTCAAAAGTTCTTTAAGAACATAGATTTAGATTAAAATGGCAATTTCAACTAACGTAACAACTTACGGCACAGTAACTCCTCGTTTACTTAAAAGACCCACCTCGCTGGAGGATCCTAAGTTTCAAGGGCTTGCTTACCCAGTCCCTCTTAATCCTAAAAACGGGTACTTTAGTAAAGCATCCAACCTTGATCTAATCAAGTCTAACCTCACCTCTTTAATTAAAACTCAAAGAGGCGAGAGGTTTATGCGTCCTGACTTAGGGTGTAATCTTAGAAAATTCCTCATGGAACCCTTAGATGAGGCTCTGTTTTCTCTGATAAAAGAGGAGGTTGTTACCGCGATACGTAGATATCTTAGAACCGTTTCCGTAGGCAAAGTTCAGGCTTTTGAAACGAGGACTGGGCAATTAAAGGTTAATTTATTCTGCTCTGTTAGGGATTCTATTGCGTCAGCTTTTAATATTGGAGTTAGAATTTAATGGTAGCTTTTTCGGGGACAGTTGAATCGGATTTCTTGAAGTTATTACCTTCAAATATTACGGACAAGGTAAAGCTCATTGATTTCAGTGCTTCGGACTTTGAGACCTTACGTCAAAACTTAATTGACTACATCAAGGCAACATTTCCATTAGACTATAACAACTTTGAAAGCTCCGATTTCGGGATGCTTTTGTTAGAGATGATGGCAGCAGTTGGTCACATTCAGTCCAACAAGTCTGATTACCTAGCCAACGAGAACTACATAGGAACTGCCCGCAGCCGCGATAGTGTTAAGAGGCTTTTGGAGCTAGTGGGGGTAAGGATGAAGGGTCCTATTTCAGCAGCAGCAAACGCCTCGTTGGCATATACTGCTGGTGATACTGTTCCCGACCCTACCACATTAACGGTATCAGCGGCTAACCGCGTGCTATCCATTACGTCCCCTGAAGATGGTGGGACTTTAAGTTATACTCTGTACAAAGTAAATAATAATGGCACGGTGGATCTCACAGACTCCTCAGAGGATCTAGAGTTTTCTGTAACTGCTAGTGGTAGAAACGTATTAGTAACTGACGCGGTCCTTCTTGAAGGGGCTTTAGTTGTTGAGACCGGAACATTTACATCCCCTTCTGAAATTAAATCGATAGAGCTTTCTGAGTCTCCTTATGTTGAGAAGAGTGCTCAAGTATATTTGACTGGTAGCACGAATACTGAAGGCGTGTATACTGAGGAGGATAATATCTATTTTGCCTCGGGTGGGAGTGATAGGGTCTTCCAAGTAACAACTGATCAGAATTTCAAAGCCTCTATTCTTTTTGGAGATGATAGTATTGGCAGATCTCCTGCAATAGGTGACAATTACGTTGTTACTTACCGTGTAGGTGGTGGTAGTAGGGGTAATATTGCAGAGGGTGCTATCAACGCTCAAATAGCTGGTAACTCCTCCACGAGTGCTGCTAGTGAGACTGTGACGCTTACAGTGGAAAATACCAGCCTGGGAACCGGAGGTAGAGAGGCTGAGTCAGTAGCCCAAGCAAAAAGATATGCCCCTTTATACTTCAGGACTCAAGATAGGCTTGTAACGTTAGAGGATTTCAAGGCTTTTGCAAATAGATTTGCGTCTAATTATGGTTCGACTGGTAAGGCTACTGCCGTCGTTCGTAGGGCTTTCTCTTCTGCTAATATTGTTGATCTCTTTGTTTTAGAGAGAGCCTCGGATACGCAGCTTAGGAAGGCCACTCAAGAGTACAAACGTCAGCTTCTGGAATCTCTAGAGTCCAAGAAGATGCTAACAGATGAGGTTGTAGTAGTTGATGGTTTAATTAGAACGTTGGACCTTGTGGTTACTCTCAACGTTGATGAGAAATTTAGAAGAAGTGAGAGCACACTTATACAGTCCGCTAGAAACTCCATCTTAAACTACATGGGCTTTGATAATGTAGAGTTTGGGGAGTCCTTTATACCTCAGGATCTAATAAGAGTTTTATTAGCTGATGAAACAAACATTAGATACGCAGAGGTTAGTAACGTTGAATCTCCTATTAAAGTAGGCTTCAATGAAATTGTCCAGCTAAATAACCTAGCTATAAGAGTAGAGTACATTTAATGTCGGGTAAGACTTATTTAAGGAATCAAAACTTCTTTCAAAGAAACTACTCAGAGGCTCTAAAGTTCATCCTCCCAGGTTACCTGTATGAGGATGATGTTTCAGGGACACCTAAGTCTGATGATTTAGTGGATACCATTATCAATAGCCATATTGATATTGCTGCTAATTTCACTTCATTAATAAATGTTAGCGCAGTTGCAAATACTTCCTTTAGTAGTATTAACACCACTCAAGGGATAGCTCCATACTTTGTAAAGCAAAATAACTTAACTAATATCACAACTCAAAACTTTGAAGATAATATTTTATCTTATTTTGACGTAAAATTTAAAGACTTTAAAGATCAGGAAGCTTTTTCAAATTACGTAGATGACACTTTACTCTCCTCAATAGTACTTAACACTCCTGATAAAACTAGGTTCGCAGCGTTAGGTGACACCTCAGCGATCCATAACTATTTAATTTCTAATTTGTCTTGGATGTATTTCCTTAATACATCAGGGCAGTCATTCAGCCCCTCATCCTATGTTAAGGAGTTACTAGTAAGCAGTCTTTATGTGGGCAACCCCGTCAAGCTGAAGGATGGGATTAACGGGATAACTGAGCATGTTTGGAGGAATGCTTCATCAGCTTACTACCCATCTGCCTTGTTTACATCTGGGACTCGCTCAGATCTGAGCGGCACACAGCAACTAGACAAGCTTAAAACCTGGAATGAGGTCATCTACTCGCCTCTGTACGCAGACTCTTCTGACTTTAGGGTTAGAGATAAGTTTGATACCTATATCGAGAGCAACCTTAAGAGCGCCATTAAAATCGAGGATGGACCTTTTGCTAGATTGATTAGGGCGTTATCGTTTTTTGCTTTTGATATTAATAACGATACTGAGGAAATCTCCACTCTCTACGATCTTGATGATTGTCCTGATGAGTACTTACCTTTAGTCGCACAGCTTATAGGATGGGACCTGTTTGGCAATAACCCTGAAAGGTGGAGATTGCAACTAAGGAATGCAGTATCTATTTATAAGGCGGTGGGGACTAAGAAAGCTATTCAAAGCACAGTAAACACCATCTTCCCTAAAAACAGTTTTCCAATTGAGGGTAGATTATCTGAGCTTTGGGAGTCTTATGTCCCCTACTTGATTTACTACTCATTGGCTACCGAGTCTCCGTTCTTTAAAGACTTCAGTACTTGGACCCCTGCTTTAGCTGCTAGTATGGACGTTGAGAAGTACTGTACGTCCAGTATGGATGATAATATCAGGCTCTCAGTTGATAAGATACTGCTGGACACAATTGTGCAGTTCCCTGATAAATTCCCACTTAGCACATGGTTGGCTGAATTTAAAGGTGTATTTAATTATAGGGGTAGAGATTATACTATCCCACCATTTGAAGAATACCCATACTATGTCAACACTGAGTTAGACGCTGATATGGTCGCATTCCTAACCGACCGTTTAGCTTGTTTTGGTGTTGGGAATGATTTCGCTTTAGATGTTAGTTCCTACATAACTACAAACACACTCGATAAAGATGATGAACCTAGGTTAGGGTCTTGGTTAATTTTCACATCAGGTTATAATGCTCCGCCAAACCTCGACAACCTTATCAGAAACCTTAACGATAAGAAGTTTGAGTACGCATCCCTATGGTCGGGTAAGTCATCTCACTTTAAGCTAGTATTAGATTCATCAGAATTTGATTTTAATAAGGCTAACTTGGATACAACGGATAGTGGAGATGCTTTAAAATTTGTTTCACAGGCCGTTGGTAAATTTGCACCAGCGCACTCAATCCCTTTGATTACATTAGAGGTATCTGCGGCTCCTGATTACCTTAGTTTCGAAGCTAGCTCACTACCTCACGTTTACTTAGATAGTTCGGAGCTTGAAGTTGCGGCTGGATCTAATAATTTCGCTTCTGGTATTTTCCTTGACACCTATAAGAGGGGTATTAATACTGACGGGAATGTCATTGGAAGATCAGCCACACAATCGCTTGTGTCTCCTGAGTTGGTTGACGTAGTTAGTATAGGGTCTGTTCCTCGAAATACTTCAAGAAGAAGGTCATACGAGAAGGTAATGCCCTTTGCTGGGTATCATGATAGGACTGGGTTTAATATGCCAGTCTCGTTTGGGATGAACGCTTCTGGCCTCAGCGGGATTACTTTAGGGTTAAATCCAAGCTCTCAAACATTTACCCCAGTCAGCAGTGTCATTAACTTACCCCCAATATGGGCTCAGTGTGAAAACCTTAACTCTAACAATACCTACTATGAGTATGATGTGAGCAATACTCAGAACGTTAGAGGTAAAGTTGGGGTAATGCAGCAAAATAGCGACAGAACTACTGATCGTGGTCAACTTCCCGGTATTTATGCTGCTATGCATAGGATAGCGGAGAGGCAGAAGAGTTTAAAATCTTTTATCGATAATAGCGGATCATTATCTGGCCTACAGTCATACTTGGATGAGTTAAATGAAACTCTTAGTGATCCTACTAACCCGTCAGGTTTAATTGA